TAACCCGTCGGAGGATGCACGCGTATCCTCGCGCCACTACCCGACCTCGTGCGCGGGCACTGCAGCGTCTCGGATCGACCGATGCGAGACGTGCCGCGCCGCGCCCGATGCGACCGACACACGTAGCGACAGGGGTAGGGGGGGCTTACTAACCCCTCTCCTCGCGAGCCTACCCTCTGGAACCTTCCGTTAGACGGTGGCCCAGACACTCAAACATTCCGTCAGTGGATGTGATACGGGCGCCAAACGCAGACCCCACGGTATGTGCGTGGAGTGCGCCTGGAACTTCCCGTTCGACGGTTGTTCGAGCAGATGACAAGCGTTCTTGCGATCAGGCTCTAACAACACTCGGCACATCGCATTTATCAAACATCCCTCGTTGTAAGAAGAAGGTGGATGTTTATCTTCCACATCGTGGATATCGAAGGTCTCACGATCGAGGAGTTCTGGTACGGGTGCCGCGAGAGCGCGCACTGGTTCGTGCCGTATGTGCTCGGGTTCGACAACGGGCGGATGCACGACGAACTCCAGTTCCACCTCGACGGGTCGCTGAATGCGTATGTCGAGCTTCCGCGAGGACATGGGAAGACCAACCAGATGGCTGGCCGGGTGGCTTGGGAGATTGGTCGGAACCCGTTGATCCGCGTCAAGATCGTGGGCTCGTCGGACGACGAGGCGACGAAGACGGTGACCCTGATCAGGAAGCTGATCCAGTCGGAGGAGTACCGGAAGGTGTTCCCGGAGATCGAGCCGGACAACGACTCGACCTGGGGCAACACGTCGTTCACGGTGAAGCGGTCGAAGTTCATGCGCGACCCGACGGTGGAGTCGGTGAGCGTGTTCGGACGCGCCGGCGGTCGATCGGACATCCTGATCGCGGACGACATCTGCGACCTCCGGAACGCGGTCCAGCAGCCGGCGATGAGGGAGCAGGTGAAGGAGGCGTGGCGGACGATCTGGCTTCCGACGCTCGACCGCTCGAGGCCGAACCCGAGGATCTGGAAGTTCGGCACGCCGTACCACGTCGCGGACATCACGGCGGACTGGCGGAAGTACCACGAGGAGAACGGAGGTCTGTTCCGCAGGCCGGTCCGCGGGTACTTGAGCCCGTGGACGGAGATCTACAAGCCGGAGATGATGGAGGATCTCCGGGTCCAGTACGGGCCGGTCGCGTACTCGAGGGCGTACGAGCTGTCGCCGGTCTCGAGCGACCAGTTGGTGTTCGACCACTGGTGGCTCGACAGGTCGCTCTACGAGGGCGAGATCCCGGAGTTCGTGCGGGCGACCGGGCAGGTCATCGCGGCGACCGACTTCGCGTTCACGGACAAGACGGTGAAGAAGGGCGACCCCGACTACTCGGTGCTGGTGATCGCGCACCGGTCGATGGACGGCTACTGCTACGTCGACAGGGTCATCCGCCAGCGGTGTCCGTTCCCGGAGTGGCTGCGGATCTGCGCGAGGGAATGCAGGGCGCACGGGGTGTCCGTCCTGATGGCCGAGGGCAATGGCCCGCAGATCGGCCTCACGCAGCAGCTGGCCGTGGCGTGCGAGAACACGTCGGTGGTCCCGCAGGTCAGGACGAAGGACAAGCTCTCGAGGGCGAGCGAGAAGCAGCCCTTCGTGGAGCAGGGACGCCTGCGCCTGCGCGGCGACCGAGGCAAGGTCTCGAGGGACCACGCGGTCCTCTACGAGGAGATGACGACGTTCCCCGCCGGGGATCACGACGACACGGTCGACGCGGTCGTCGACCTGATGGAGGCTTGCATGCGGGCCGGCTACGGCCTGACGGCCAAGCCCGTGCTTGCGGAGAGCGGAAGGGCGAGGTACTGGAGGCTCTATGGATGAACTGCTGAACGAGGGCGAGGCGAAGGACGCCGGAATCCCTCCCGAGATGATGAGACCCGTCGCGCTGCCCATCGAGATGCAGCGGACATACTTCGCGTCGGTCGCGCGCATGCTCCGGAACCCGTCCCTTGCGTACCGCAAGGACAAGGTGCTGATGAAGCAGATGCGCAACGACCCCGACTGCATGGGGCCGCTGACGCAGCTCCAGGTGTCGATCGCGGGACTCGAGTGGCAGATCAAGCCGTTCGACTCGCGGGACGTGGCGCAGGACGAGATCGCCGCGAGGACGCAGGAGATCTTCGCGCGCATGCCGAGGCTCGGCGACCTCGTCAGGCACCTGCTCGACGCCGTGTGGTACGGCTCGAGCGCGGCCAACCTGGTGTACGAGCGCCGCAACGGGATCATCGTCCCCGCCGACTGGCTCCCGTTCCACCCGGACACCCTCGCGGTCAACATCGACGGCGAGCCGGCTATCCGCGTCGGTCCCCGCTACTACAGCGACATGGACGGCACCAACGGCGAGACCCAGCAGGGCTTCGACTCGAGGGTGCATGTGCTGACGCCCATCGAGCGCCGCGCGGTCGTGTGGCACCGCTACATGGTCAACGGGCCGGACTTCGACGACCCGTACGAGACCGCGTACGCCTACATGGGCAAGGGCGTCCGCGACACGGTCTGGTGGTACTGGAACCTCAAGCAGGCCGTGCTCCAGAACTGGGCCACGTTCGCCGAGCGTTACGCGCAGGGCATCAGGCTCGGCTACTACCCCATGTCGCAGAAGGGCGGCAAGGAGGAGATGGAGTCGATCCTGCGGAACCTCGTCGGCGACGTGAGCGCGGTGCTGCCGCGCATGACTCCCGGCCAGAAGGACTACGAGATCGAGGTCAAGGAGCCGGCGGCTGCGCGCGCGCAGGTGTTCGCTGATCTCTGCGAGTGGCTATCGAAGAACATCAAGGAGCTCATCGTCGGTCAGGCCGCGACGAGCGAGGCGGTGTCCACCGGTCTCGGCTCGAGCGTCGGCAAGGAGCACGGCAAGACCTTCACGCGGCAGATGAAGTTCGTCGCCGACGGACTCTCCGAGACCATCACGGCGCAGCTCGTGCGCGAGATCGTCGACATGAACTTCGGGCCGCAGGACGTGTACCCGCGCTTCGAGTTCAGCGTCGAGAGCCCCGAGATGGAGAAGAAGCTCGAGGCCATCCGTATCTTCGTCAACGAGCTCGGCGGCACCGTCTCCGAGGCCGACACGAGGAAGATGCTCGGTCTCGCGATCCCCGAGCAGGACGAGCCCGTGCTCACGGGCAAGACCCGCGACGTGCTCCCCGAGATCGGCGAGGACGGCAACGGGTTCGATCCCGGCGACGACACCGACGAGGGCGAGCCGATGCTCAACGCCAAGCAGGTGTTCTCGAAGATGTCGGACAAGGAGCTCCGCCGCGAGGCGATCCGCCGCCGCCGGCGCGGCAAGCCGAAGGGGAACTGCGGCAACGGGTTCGGCGGGTTCACCGACACGAACACCTGCGCGAGCGGCAAGCACAACTACCCGAAGACGAGGAAGCCTCCGTCGAAGACGCGCAACGAGCGCGGCGTCGGCGACAAGGTCATCGAGAAGCACCGCGTGCTCGTCGACGAGGGATACTCCGACGACCAGGCGTGGGCCATCGCCTACGACATGGTCGCCAAGACGGAGAACAGGAAGCGTCCCCAGCACTCCGACACCCAGGCGCAGCAGGACCGCGCGGGCGAGCTCGTGCGCAAGGGCATGTCGGTCGAGCAGGCCGTGCAGGTCGCCGTGCGCGAGGGAATCCGAGAGGACGACGAGGTCTCGCGGCACGACGCGGCGCTGTTCGAGAAGGAGGAGAAGAAGGGCGAGAAGGAGACCTTCGACGACGAGGGATTCGTCCCGCCGCCGAAGGTCGCCTCGAACGCCCGCAAGGCGCTCGATGTCCGCGAGTCGAAGCCGGAGAGCCAGCGCGGCATGACCGCCGTCGGTCTCGCGCGGGCGAACGACCTCGCGAGCCGCACGAGGCTGTCCGAGGAGACGGTGCGCCGGATGGTTCGGTACTTCGACCGACACCAGTCGGACAAGAAGGGCGAGACCTGGGACGAGCAGGGCAAGGGCTGGCAGGCGTGGCACGGCTGGGGCGGTGACGCCGGCTGGACGTGGGCGCGCCGCATCGTGGCACGGCTCGACGCCGAGAAGTCGGAGCACTCGAGGGTCGACGGACTCAAGGGTCCGCTCGACGATGCGGAGGACAACGAATGAACGGATTGTCCGCAGCCGAGAGAAGCATGAAGGCGTCATGGCTGCGGGGCATGTCCCGCCGCAGATGGGCCGACATGGCTGCGGAGGTGGGGAACGTCCTCGCGGAGTCGCATGTGCGCGGAAGGCGCATGTACCTCCGCGAGGGCGCGACCCTCGCCGACATCTCCGCCTACCACGAGAAGGCCCGCCAGCTCGTGTCGCAGGCGATGATGACGGTCGAGAGCGCCTACCAGAACGTCGAGCGCCGGCACGGCGACGACATGACCGCGATCCTCTACCTGCTGTTCTTCGACGAGGACGACGGCAACATGCGGTTCATCCCACGCGGGATTTCAGCCGCCATCTCCCGTCGAGCCACCAGGTTCGACATCCCGATGGCGTCCGCCCGCAGGGCGCTCGAGATCGTGTCCGAGGACGAAGACGCGCGGTCGCTCGTCAGGACCATCCCCCGCAGGTCGGTGATCCGGGCGCAGGACGCCGTCCGCCGCGCGGTCAACCTCGGCATCGCCGAGGCGGGAATGACCGCCGGCCTCGCCTACGGTCGCGGCGAGACCAGCGAGGGCGACGACGGTCTGCGGTTTCCGCTCTGGGAGATCAGGGAGCAGATGGACAGCCGCACCCGCGGCAACCCCACCGGCCTCTATCCCCACGACGGCTTCCACTGGCAGGTCTCTGGATACATCAACACGATGGCCGAGATCGTCCGGCAGGGCTGCGTGCCTCCGTGCGGCATCAACTGCCGAGCCAGCCTGTTCCCCGTGTCGGATCGCCGAGCACAGACGCTTGGGCTGCTCGACTCATCCGGAAGGGTCGATCATGCAGCCGTGCGGGCCTACAACGGCGAGCGGCAGGGCTGCATCGACAGGGGTCAGTACCCCGATCCTATGTTTCGGTGATGTTTGATGGTTCCATAATCGTCTATGGATGCTTATAGACGTTTTATGGCTGTTTGGTCATTTCGCCATTGATTTTATCAGTACTAGCGTGCGTTATGTGTCCCGTGCAGGGTTCCCACGACATCATCGAGTCGGATGACAAGATCGTCATCAGGCGTCTCGAGCTGTTCTCCGGCTACGACCCGTCCATCGACGACGGATCGGACGAGGAGATCAAGAAGTTCGACCGTCGCCGAGTCGCCCGCATCGTCGACAGGACGAGGCAGTTCATCTCGCGCAAGCAGCATCCGCGGCTCGTGATCCTCCATTCGCAGGAGGACCACAGCGAGCCGAAGGAGGCCGTCGGCGCGGTCCTGGACGTTCAGCTCGAGGAGCGCAACGGCGTCCCCTTCGTGATCGGGGATGTCGAGATGTCCCGCAACGACTTCGCCGCGTACGTCGCTTCCAACCGGTTCCCGCGCCGCAGCGCGGAGATCTGGCAGGACGACCACATGAGCGAGATCGCCCTGCTTGGAAGGGACACACCTCGCAGGCCGCTGCCTGACACGCGCTTCAGCAAGCAGGGCGACAAGATCGTGTTCGCAATGGAATGCTCCTCCTGCTTCGAGGCTGCGCCCGGAGTAGGCAACGTGTTCGTACCAGGCGCAGGCGTCAAGAAGGAGTGCAACATGGCAGACGATGCCAAGGCAGAGAAGAAGGACGAGAAGGACGAGATGTCCAAGATGATCGCCGAGAAGGACGCGGAGATCGCGCGCCTCAAGGAAGAGAACCGCAAGATGTACAACCAGACCCACGTCGACATCGACTCCCACGAGGGAGACGACGACGAGGATGAGGAGGAGGAGAAGGAGGACGACAAGGCGAAGGCCATGAAGTCCAAGCACTCCAAGTCCGGCGACAAGGTCGAGTTCGCCCGCATGAAGGAGAAGTTCGAGCGCCGCATCGCCGCGCTCGAGACCGACCTCGCCAAGGAGCGGTTCAGCCGCGAGATC